GGTATCGTACTTGTACATACGACCATTGCGATTGGTGATCTCAGTTTGCAAAAAGACACCTTTAATGTAGGTTGATTTCTTACCGTCTTTAGATTCTTCGATAAGGATTTCTACTGGTTCAATTTGTTCCGTGATCAGTTTCATCGGTTTCCTCTGGTTTTACTTCATCATTGCGATTGATGACTTCCGCTGTTTCTTCTGGAGATGCTTCGCCTTCTGGAGGAAGACCTGTCTCTCTAGAATTCACATTGCCTTCATCAGGCACGTGCGGAAACATTTTGTTTGCAATGTCTAGTTTGCTCGCATCAACTGATGCTGCAGCTTTTACTTGCAGCATATCTTTGAGTTTGTCTAAGGCATCTGCCTGTCCACCATCCCAAAGTAAGATCTACGATTTCTCGTTCTTGTGTAGCCATAATTAATCTTTCCTAACTTTTATTTATTACCGTTCCCGTTTTGAGACGCGGAAGTCCGTGCTGCAGACTTACGAGGATCCTCTTTACCATTCATTTTTGGTGGAGCTTCCCCGTTTCTTGCTGCTGCTTTTTGCTGTGCAATTTGCACATCCTTCATCTCTTGATCCTTCGGTATGTTTTCTATGTCAGCATCTATCATTCCTTGATCCAATTCTGTTTGACTTAATGGATCTATAACCTTTCCACTATCAATATCATCCTTCATCTGTGCATCTAACTCTTCCATCTGTGTCTCTGTTTGACCTAAGATCTCAGAACGTATGTAATCAGTAGAGAAGTATTTACCAACATAAGGATCCATAGCAGCAATAACATTGAGTTTCTCTGTCATCATTTCTAAGTTCTTGAGTTCTGTAAAATGATTATCATACAGATAGTCATACTGTATATGCTCTTTCATATCATCCCAGTCTTCTGGGGTGATAACGCTCTTCAGGATTAACTGTGTTTTCAGGGTGTCATTGAATATGTCACTAAACTTTTTGCGGAGTTTTCCTACAAACTTAGTGAACTTTAACTCATCTCTTGTGATCTCTGCAGACCTTCCAATGTTAAATTGTTGCTGTGAATCTAATCTTCCTGCAGGAACATTTAACGCTTTGTAAAGTTTTGTTTGGAAATATTGCACGTCTGTCAATTCTCCAAGGTTCTGACCACCTGGCAATGTAGTAATTTCAGTTCCTCTACCACCTTCTCTACGTGGTAACCAGAAGTCTTCCATCATTGACATGTATTTTCTGTCGTCTCTTATCTCTCCAGTGTTAGCATCATATACTAATTTGTTTCTATAGCGACCCATTACCTCACGGAGATATGTTTCTGCTTTTTGTTTTGGTAAGTTTCCTACATCAATATAGAATATTCTTCTCTCTGGTGCTCTTGATATTCTGTAGATAACAAGAGAGTCCTCGATCATACGTAACTGATTGAGAACTTTGATACCTTTATGTAAGTATGATAATACAATATTCCTATTTGTATCCATCAAACCTGATGTACAATATGTGATTGCGTCTTTTGCTATTCTAATTCCACTATTTGCGGAAGTGTTATTTAAACCTTTTGGATTGTATAAGAAATACTCTTCGCCTTTACCGAAGTCATATTTCATAAACTCATCAGCAGTTTTTGGTTTTGTTATCTGTCTTACTTTCTTAATCTTATGTGGATCTACGTATCTTAATTCTTTAATACCATCTGCAGGATTATCTAAATCAATAACTTTATGATAATACATGCGTCCATCAATATACCATCTACGGAACATCTCATGTGCTTTACTATCAAATCCGAATAAATTTTTGATGTAATCAAACTCATCACGGATCATAGTTTTTACACTATCGCTCACCTCAAGGTTATCCAAGTTAACTTGAACAGGACTATCGTTCTGATCAGCAACTATTGCTTCATGAATAATATCTTCAATAGCTTCATCCACTTCTGGGTGCATCGCCATCTCACGATACTTCTTCACCATGTCATACTCAGTCTTGAAGTTACCGTCTAGGTCAAGATACTGACCATAGTAACCTCCTGCAATATAACTAGTAGCTCCATCGTCAGAAGAAGGTTGGATAGGAGACGGAGCACGACTCTTACCTTCCTTCTTCTTAAACGAGAAACCGAATAACTCTGCCATAATATTTGTGGTTTCTTATCCTTACTATTTAGTCGCGTTTCTAAACGAGGGTATCGTTACCCGCATTACCCGCGTCTACCGCTTTAGATGTGTGGAATTGATATGCAAATTCTACGTCAAATTCTTCGTATGAATCATTGTTGTCGTATGCTATTGATACCTGAGAAACAGATACAGGGAACGCGGAGAATAATTCATATTGACGAATTACCTTTAAGTTCTGTCCGTCACCATCAAACTTACTTAGTTGATCAACTTTGATATTCTTAAGAATACCATCAGCATCACTACTAATTCCTGCAGTTGCTATGTTTGCACCTACACCGTTTGTTAGTTCTATCCATTTTTCATATGCTGCACGCAACTCGAATGCGTCATCCATATAGAATGTTCCAGTCCATGTCTCATAAGTTCTGTCGCCAGGCACTTTAAGTACACGACCTCTGAATGGTAATTCAACAGTTCCTACGTTTGTTGCAGGAAGTGCTGCTGCTTTACACATGTATGTTACTGACTCTTCTGGTTTTCCAGTTCCGTCAATGTTTGGTTCTGTAACTCCACTTGGGAATCCGTGTTCTACTGAGAACAGGTTAGGGCGAACCCCGCCCTTAATTGCCGATTGGAAAGTTAATAAACCTAATCCTTTAGCTGCCATTGTTAGTGTGCTCCGATGTTATCTGCGTGGGATGACTTCTTCAAAACTTACACCTGTTCGTGTAGCAATGAATGTCAGTGTGATAAAGTTGATTGAACGTGCAGGCTTGATATAGAAATCTGCCTTAAATTCGTTCGCGTCGATGACTGCACCAGTGTTATTAGTGCTATCACACACAACTAAGAAATCTGTAATTCCTCTTTCGGCTTGAATACCTCTAAGGAATGGTTCAACAACATTCTTAAAGTTGCTACGTGTGAACTCATCATTAAGTTCAAAAAGGACTCCCTTCGCAGCGTTGCCGATTGTCTTCTCTATCACATTGAAAAGACGTCTAACATTGATGCGATCAAATGCAGATGGTGAAGCGAGAGCAGTTTTGTCACCGAATAAGACGATACCCTGACCAGGTAAACTGGTTACTGGGTTGATTCTCTTTTGATAAAGAGTGTCTCTTTCAGTTTTAGTTGGTGAGTATGCTAATTTTACAGCACCTCTAATTGCACCACGATTCAATCCTGCGGGAGAGAACCATGGAGTACCGTTTGCAGTTACGCTTGCACATAATCCTGCAACGTCTCCGTTAAGAGGAACGTAACGATACTTGTCAGCAAATCTGTCGTAGATGTATTTCCAACCACTATCAAACACACCGAATGATGTTGCTTGCATACTAGAGTAGAAATCTACTACGTTTTGTGTTTGTGTTGCTGAAGATGTAACTCCAACGACATCTCCATAGTAAGGGGAGATGAAACCAACAGCATCTTTTCTGCCAGAACATACTGAAAGAACTTTAGCAGCGATTGCTTGTGTGTTTGTTTTACTTGATGCATCGCCAGGACCCATGAGTAAGTAATCAATGTCTAATGTCTCAGTATCTACAAACTCATTAAGACCAGTGATGATTTCACCAGATGTTGCAGATAATGTTTCAGCACCCTTTACAAAAGTATAACTTCTGTTACTTGAATCTGAGGAGAATAAATCAAAAGTTGTTGCACTAGTAGCACCCGCATTGCCTGTTCCTGCAAAGTTAGGACCTGAAGTAATTGCTGCATTAGCACTTACATCATATGCATCGTTCTCATGAGAACCCCAGTAGATGTACTGTGATTTGTTTTGAATTACTGTTGGATAGTAATTTACTGCACCTGATGATGTCTTACCATCATTTGCTTTAGATACGTATGTAAATTTCTCTAGTAGTGTATTAGGTGTGCCAGTAATAGATCCTGTTGAATCAAATACTATAACGTGCATTTCGTCATTAGCACCACCACGGTCTGCAACATAAGGAGATGTGCCAGGTCTAGGTGCAACTGAGTTCCAACCTACACCGCCATATGCAATCTGTGAATCGTACCAGTCACTAGTTGCTGAGACGTTAAGGTCACTAACACCGTTTTCAACAACGTCAGTAGTGTCCCAAGTATCAGAAGTAATTAAAGAGACTTTGTTTGTTGATGAATCCCAGTCGTAAATGTATCCAGACTTAGATCCACCAGGAGAAGCAGCTGCTGTAACAACTTGAGTTCCTATTGTAGAAACAGAGAGAGCACCATTTAAAGTAAGAGTGACATCAGCACCTTTGTCAATGATTGCAACTTTGATTGCATTTGATTCACTGCCAGGATTTCTTGCTGCCCATTTGAATGGGTTTGCTGTAGCACCCGCATAAGTTGATTCATATACTTCTATTGTTGGAATAGAAAGTGTATATGGAGATGTTACGTTATCATCTGATGCTGTAAGTTGACCACTTGTTGCTACACGAACAACATCTAGGACTCCACCATACTGTAGAAAACTTGCTGCAGTCCACCATGTAGTTGCATTACCTTCGGATGGTTCTCCGAACTGTTCAATAAGTTGAGCTTCGGATGATATACGAACTGGTTTAAGAACAGGTCCTTTTGCGAAGGCACCCGCTATTGCTCCTACGTTAACTTCAACCGTCTCAATCGAACCAATAGTCAGATCTCTCTCTTGAATCTCAACTCCTGGCGATAAGAGCGTGCTTGCCATGTATTTACTCCTGATGTAATAACAATTTTTGTCTAATATTATTTAGAAAAACTTGTGTTTTAGCGATACTCCCACAGACTTGCCATGTCACCGTACTCATCTAACTTCCATTTTTCTTGGTTTTCTTCATTCATATCAATCCTCCATATATTACCTTGACTGTCTATTTCTTGTTCTTGCTCTAGTCCATCATCTATAAAACCAAATGGTGCCATGTCTTGTTCAATAGCATTCTTTTGCTCTTCATATATACGTCTTCTGATGTCCTGATCGGTCATCTCTTTAAAATATTCTTGCTGAACCAACCATGCAAAGATAACTAAACACATTACAAGGTCATCATTATATCCCTCATCCGCTTCAAAACTTTGTTTGACTTGTATAAATGTAGTCAACTCTGATACAATGTTATAATCCTTAACAAGCAACTTATCATCTTCTATCAATGTCTTAAGATTAGAGCATCCTTGTGCTTTGACAGTCTTGCTCATTTTTACACCCATCTGAACTTTGGTTCCTGAGAATCCCTGTCCGACTATTTGCCCTGCTCTACCACGCATAGCACACATTAATACATTTTCATATTCTAGATCATAGAATAAACTAGCAGACACTGCTTCTCCTATATCATTTACCTCAGTCAAAACATATGCTTTGTTATAGTTGTTCGCTACATTGTAGATAATATTTGGGAATAGCATAGGTCTTACATCTTTATCCCTATACTTTGCTACCAATCTCCACGGTGCGTGTGTAATATCAATCACCACAAAGGCAGAGTAATCCTGTGCGAGACCACGAGATACATCTACACATATAATATAATCATGATCTTTCATTGGTTGTTCATATACATCAAGAGATCCATTAGTTGTTACTACGTCATCATAAGTTAACACTCTAAGTTTACTTGCAGTTATCAATGTATCAACAGATCCTAGGAACTCACACTCAAACTCCTGTGTGAACTGTCGTTCAGATGTATTTGCTATAGTTGTTTCTTTCCACTTCGCATCTCTGCCTGGCACTTTAGACCAGTGTACCTCAGTCCAAGCATATCCATTTCTACCTTTCTGTGCATCTACCCATAACTTATAGAAATGATTCATTCCATTTGGTGTGGAAATAATGATGACTTTTGTGGATGTACCAGAAGTAATAGTAGGATAAACGGAACTAAAGAATTGCTCTGCAATATGGTTAGGTATAAACGCAAACTCATCGAGGAAGATGATGTTAAACGACATACCACGGACAGCAGATGCTGAAGTAGATGCAGCGAGAATCTTTGATCCATTCTCTAACTCCATACTACCTTTGTTATATGTAATTATACCTTGCTGCATCCACATAGGTAATTGTTCATACGCTAACTGTAATCTTCCAAGCAAATCCCTAGCAGTGGATAATTTGTTTGCAAGAATACCAACGTTAACGTTGTCATTGAAAAGAACATAATGAAGTAGGTATGACACACAGGTAGTAGACTTACCAGTCTGTCGAGGTAGTTTTGCTATATTGAATCTATGTTTATGAAACTTCTCAATCAACTCTTGTTGAAAATCCCACATCTTAAATGGAACTATACCTTCATCAAGTGAGATGATCTTGATATAGTTCATAGCAAAATATACAGGATCCTCTTTGCACTTGAGATACTCCTGTATTTGCTCTTGGGTAAAATTTATATCTGTCCCGACCCTTTTTA